GCGACATCCACGGCTCGCCGCGCGTCTGCGGCCAGCGATCACCGGTGGCGAGGTGGATAATCTCGTCGGCCGGGATACGCTCGAAACTGTCCGGTCTGCCGTCCCGGAATCGCAGCTCGCCTGGGTGCCGGTTCCGGATGTAGTAGGCGACCGGGCGATAGTAGCCATCGACCTCGATGCCCATGCGGTACTCGTTCTTGCCTGGCACCTGGAACGACGGCGCCATCCGATCGTCCGCGAGGCGCTCGGCTTCGATGAGTTCCAGCGCGAACGGGACCTTCGAGTCACCGAAACTGCGGTAATGTTTCCTGACGAATACCTCGCCCGCCTCGAAAACCTGCGCCATCAGCGCCCGCTCGAGTGCCGAAAACGACATTCGTCCGCCGGTGTGGCACGACTCGCCGCGTGACCAGTCGGACCAGGTATTCTCGATCTCCTTGTTGATGCGGGAGGCCGGTTCGCCACGGGTCGTCTGTACCTGGGCCTGCATCCCGATGCCGGCGCCGATTACATTGTTGACGACGAGAGTCTTCGCCCGTTTCGCGTAGCTGACATCCCGACAAAGCGCGCGGGAACGTGCCCTCAATTGCGTCAGGCTCGATACGAGTTGCGTGTCCGCGCTTGTATCGGTCGCCAGCCACTCGCTGTGCAGGCGGCTTCCGCGCGCGGCTGCATATTGCCGCGTCGCTTGCTTTCCCCTCAGCGTGCGCCAGGCGCGCACGATGCGCTTGCGAAGTGGTTCACGCACGTTCGAATCGCACCTTGAGATTTCGGCCGAGGCCGGCGCCTGAGCCCTGGTTTTCGACGGCGACCTCCGAGCGCAGTCGGTCGCGCCACTGCGTCAATTCGGCGATTGACCAGCGGCTGATGGAGCGGCCGCCGATACTCATGGATGCCTGGGCGGTTGTTGCGTTGCCCTCGAGGAATGCCTCGACGGCCTCCAGCGTCCGGCGTGCCCAGGTTCGCGGATCATTGGCAACGGTCGATGCCGGATCCGGCTTGACATCGCACCAGCCAGATTCGACGGTGTGAACACTGGATCCGTCCGTCACCCGCACCCGGACGAAATAGCTGCCTTTGTCCAGACCTGCGGAATTCGCGGCGGTTTTTGCGAAAAGGTGCGACGTGCCGTCGTCAGATGACGCAACGTTGAAGGATTCAGTCGCATTCTCGAAGTAGGCCGTCGCGGTCCACGTTCCCGCCGGATATAGCGCATAATCCGCCGTCCAGGACCATGTGTCGCCGGCGATCAACGATTTCGGTATGTTTACCATTGCTTGACCCAGTTCCTGCGCGGTGCCCGCGGACGCTCTACTTTCGTTCTCGATTTCGCTGCCGCCTGCTCTGCACGAATCTCAAGTGGAGCGGCCCACTTCGGCGGCTTTTCCCAGTTGATTGCCTCGGCCCGCAGGACGATGCAGGCAGCGCGGTTGTACGTGTGCAGATCGAAGGCTTCGTTTGGCGTGTGCTCCTTTTCCCGCACCCAGCCCTTCGCGGTCCTGATTTCCGCGGTAATTTCAGTGAAATAGTCGTCGTCCAGCCATTCCGGTAAATGGCAGTATCCCGGCCCGATGTCCTCACGGCTAAGGTCGCCGGCAATACCGTCTTTCAACGAGTTGACGTTCAGCAGCCAGACCGGCACGTCACCTCGGCCGGCCTTCCTGTCCTTTCGCGCGCGGGCGTCCGGCCATGTCTCCTGTATCCGAGGCGCGTTCATGTTGCCGACGCCCTTGACAAGCATGAACCTTTTTCCGAGTCGCTTGGCGCGCATCAGACGCCAGAACTCGTAGGCCTTGTCGGTCACGCCCTCCTTGCCGCCTGAGTCGCAGAGAGTCAGCAGGGGTTTCAGCACAATACCGTCTTCGGTCTCGTAGGCCCGATCGACGACCTTGTTGATCAGGACGTTCCAGTCCTCAACATAGCCTGCCGGCTCTATTCCCGCGAATCTGTCGCCCTCGGGTCGGTTGCTCGCGGTAATCGAGAACCGGGCTATCAGCCAGGATTCCAGCCCGACGCCCCAGCCCATCACCATCACGACGAAGCGGTTCATCTGCACGTCGACGGCGGCGGTCAGGAAACGAACGCCGTCCGGTATCGCGTCGCGGGGCCAATCTTCGACGCGCTGCACTAGTTCTTCTGCGCTGCGTTTTCGCGTGACCGCGATCGGCAGGTACGGCGCGCCCTGGTCGGTGTTCGTGGTCGTCCTGAGCGGGTTCTCATCGCCGGTCCTTACGTAGGTGAGCACCGCCTGCAGGTACCGCTGAACAATGCTGGGCCAAGTCTGATAGGCCGCTGCAACTCCGCCGAGCCAGTAGCTGGCAATCTGCGTCCTGCGGCGCTCGCCCTGGATCCGACCATCGATCAGTTCCTCGCCGGCGTGCAACCAGGTGGCGCCGACGATGCGCTTGCCGTCCATTGCCGGCCGGTTGAGGTCGGATCGCTGCAGCGGCTCGTGGAGACCGCCGCAGTGGGGGCAAACGACCTTTCCCCAGTCGTGAGCGAGCGACGCCAGGTCGTGCGAGGTGACCGCCTCCGCCACCTCGTCGTACTCCGGCATCGCGAAGCATTTCAGCCCGGGCACCGCCTCGAAGTGTTCGCCGCAGTGCTGGCAAGGCCAGTACCATCGCGCGCGCGTGCCGGTGTTGTACATCGACAGTATGCCGCGGACCGGCGGCGCCTCGTGGGGACTGCGCTGGATCCACTCCGGATCGCCCTGTTCCTCGCCCGGCGAGCTCTCCGCCACACACTTGCCGCGGCTCATGTACGTTTCGATGCGCTTGAACGCCAAGTCCCACATCGGACCTTCGCCGTCGACGTTGTGCACGTTCTCCGGCCGGTCGTAGTCGGTGAGGAACACGTACTGCAGGGTTTTAGCCGACAACTGGCTGACCGCCGGCCATCCCAGCTTTAGCGCGATGCCGGAACGAAAGAACTTGTCGAACGTGTTGTCGTCCTGGGCGCGCGGGCTCAACCGGCTCGCAAGGTCCGGGCTGTGCCGGATCGCGCGGTCCAGATCCATCTTCGAGAAGTCCCTGGCCGCGCCCTGGCTCATCTGAACGACCAGCATGTCGCCCGGCGAACACGTCACGACGTAAGTGATGCCGCCGAGAATCAACCCCATGGTCTTGCCGGTTCGCGCCGGCCCGACGAATACGATGCCGCGATACTCTCGCCCGGACAGCAGGTCCAGTGGCTCGGTGCAGTAGGGCACGAGCTCCGGTATCCAGGGGCCTTTCTCGGTTTTCAGACTCTGCGCAGCAGCCTCGCTGGGCCGCAACCGCCTGGGCGGGCGAAGTATTTCCGCCGTCGTGCGCGTGACTTCATCCGCGCTTTTGAGCGGCGCTATCAGCATCGTCGTCTTCGTCCTCGATCACTTCCAGGTACATCGCATCGCGTACCTGGTCGATCGCGCGCTCCACGTATGCCAGCTGTCGGGGTGTCGCGCCGACGTCGCGCTCGAGGACGTCCGGCAGCGTGTCCAGGTGCTGAGTCAGCAGCTTGAATAGCCGCGCCAGTTTCCGCTCCACCTCGAACGACGGCACCAGCTCGCCGCGCTCTGCCTGCAGCTTCAGCTTGTCGAGCTCGCCCTGGTAATAGGCGCGACGCTCGAACGGCTTCAGCTTGTCGGGGTCCATCTCGCCTTCGAACTGCTGGTACAGCGCCGGCAATACCTCTTTCAGCATGTACACCGGATATCCGCGCCGCTTCCGGGACGGCTGGATCCCCGCGTCGGCCAGGCGCTTGCTGACCGTTTCCCTGGTGTACCCGGTGTCCAGCGAAATCTGGCTGATCGACAGTTCCGTGTAGCGGTGAATACTGACTACGTTCGAGGGCGGCTTCCCGGCTGCCTTTTTCTTCGGGGCCGCCGCCTTCTTGGCCACCTTTTTGCGCGTGGCTTTCGGGGCCGCCTTTTTTCTGACCGCCTTCTTCTTCGAGCCCCGCTTCTTGGCCACCTTCTTGGCCGCGGGCTTCTTCCCGACCGCCTTCTTTTTCGCTGTTTTTTTTCTCGGTGCCCGCTTGGTTGCGGCCTTCTTTTTCGCTGCCTTTTTGCGTGGTTTGGCGGAGCGTTTCTTAGTCATTGAAATCGCTCGTTTTTCCCTTTTGCTGCTGAGGCCTAGGGGCCAGAAAAAGTGTCAAAAACCGCGCTGCTCGCGCTC